TCTCCGCCCCCCCCGCCGCCCCCGCCGCCGCGGCCGGCGCCGCCTCCGCGCGAGCGACAGCCGCCGAGTCAGCAGACGAGCTAGAACGCGCGGCCGCGAGCGCACGCTCGGCACGCTCCACCGCAGAGGCGGCAGTCTCCTCCTCAGCGCGCGCCTTCGCGAGCGCCGAGGAAGACTTCTCCACCTTGGCGTGCGCTTCCTGCAGGGCCGCCCCAGCCTGCGCGGCCTCCTGACGAAGGCGCGCCGTTGACTTACCCAGAGGATCGGCGATCGCGTTAACGAGGTCCTTGCCCGACGCGGAGACCTGCTCCTTGAATTTCTCCGCGTACTTCTTGCCCGCATCGCCCGCCACCTGCGGGAGCTGCGTGGCCGTCGCATTCTCGATGCTCTTAAAGAACCCCCTCATCGAGGGGACCACATCGACATAGACAGTGCCTGCCTGATATACGCCAGCCACGCAGACCTCCTACAGGTAGATATTCAGGTTTCTTGCGGACTCCACCCCGGCATGAGAGCCGCGAGCGCCTCGTGGGCGCTGCGGTCTCGGACGCTCGTGCGCGCGTCCTCGAGTGCGATCGCGGTGAGGCTCTCGGGCCGTGGGTAGGTTTCTTTGCCCCCAAAGGCCGAGACCAGCAGGTCGAAGATGTCCTGCATGACCCGCACCTCGGGGGTCTGGGTTCGGAGCTGCGCCTCGGTATCGTCGTCGTCGGGTGCTTCGGCGATCGCCATTGCCGTTTCGATTGCGACCTCTGGGTCGTTGAGTATCGCTGCGACGGTTCGGCTCGTTGAGGGCAGCTCGTCGATCAGAGTCAGGAGGAATCGGTATCGGCGGGCGCGGAACAGGCTGTATGTGTCCCAGCCCTGCTCCGCGAGGTCCGCGACGATCTGCCTCTCGTACCGTGTCAGGCGGTCGTAGAGGCGCGCCCTTCCCCCAGGGACCCGAGCGATGCCTCATAGTGAGTAGACGCCTGTCGCAGGAGGAGCAGCATCTGACGCAGCGTCAGATGCTTGGTCACGAATGCGGCGTCTTCCTCCGAGAGCCACTTGTTGATAACCTCGGTGGCGCGCTTGCCGCCGCCAAGGTCGAGGAGGAGGTCTTCGCCGGCCTCGGGACTCAGGCCCAGGGGGTCCGGGAAGGTCACGACGCGATTGCTGAGCCCGAAGGTGAACGGGGTGGCAGCCGCTGCGCCATCGAGGTCGTTGAGAGCGGCTAGGGTCAGGGTCGGGGTAATCTTGTCTGCCATTGGTGTTCTCCTAGTTGCTATTTGTCAGTTGTCGCGGCGCTGGGTGCTGGCGGGCGGTGCGGGCAGCGTCGGCGTGGCTTCTTCGGCCTCTTCGGGCTTGGCTTCAGCCCATCCCTGTGTGCGCAGAGTGTTCGCGTCGGCTGCGTCGTCGGTGACTCGCGTGAGTACGAGGTCGTTCCCGTCGTCCGTCTTGATCGTCTTCGTGAAGGTCAGCTGTTCCATGCTTGTCCTATCCTGTGGTGTTCTCCTGGGGGGTGGTAGCGGGCAGAGGCCGGAGGGAGAACATCCCCGGCCCCCGCCCGCAGTATGTGTCAGACGCTGAAGCCCGTGATGTCACGGTGCTTGAGCATCGCGGAGCCGCCGTAGTAATTACGGCAGGCGGTGCCTGCGGTCTCGTCGGCGAATGCCTTGAATTCGAGGTCGCCAGTAATCGGGTCCGTCGCCTTGAGCCCGATCGTCGGCATTGAGACGAGCTTGGCGCGCGTGAAGCACCAGCCCATCAGCCACTCGTCATCAGCAGGGCCGTCGGCTGCGACGAGCAGCAGACGCTTCTCCGGGATGGAGGGAAGAAGCGGATCGTCGAAAACGACTTCTCCCGTGGTCGCGTTCGCCTTGACCTGCGAGAGGTCAATGCCGTGTGTCAGGCTCAGCATCTCCTTGCGGAACAGCTCGAAGATGTTGAGCTTGATCGTCTTGGTTGCCTTGGTCAGGTCAGAGCGCACAGGCTCTGCGTAGCCCAGACCATCGACGTCGTCGACGGACACGTCAGGCGTGATCTCCCCGCCATCGGTCGTGAAGATTCCCAGCGGAGTCCAGTCCGCGGGGAGTTCCTTCATCGCGCCGCTTGCGCCCGTCAGCGCGTCCGGGACAGCGGTCGTGATCGGTGCGACGAACGCCAGAACGTTGAGCGCCTTGCGCACGTTCTTCGCCTTGTTGTGCTTCTTCTTCAGCGCTTCAATGGTCGTCGTGTCGGCCATATCGGTTTCCCTTCCAGATCAGATATTGGTTAGTCGGTGGGACGTTGAGTGACTTCCACGCTGAGGCCCACCACCTCAACGACGCCATATGCGGCGCGCACCCCCAGGCGAGACGGCACAGAAGCCTCATCCACCCACCCAGAAGCCCCCACCACAGGACGAACTGACAGAGCATCCACAACCTCATCCGCGAGCGCCTCCGCGCCGACGATGCCCGGCCCTGTGGGGGTCTTGGCGTACACGTCGACAACGACGGAGGTGATGCGCTCGTACTCGAGGTCCTGGGATTGGGTCGCGTAGACATGCACGAGCGGCATCGGCCATGTGTCCGGGAGGCTGCCCTCCTGGATCACCCGTACTGTCTGCGCTCCTGTTGCTGAGGTGATCGCGTCTCGTAGTACCTGGACGGGGTCCTTGTACTTCATGACCGGCCTCCTCGTCGTGCGCGCTTGGAGCCCGCAAGCTTGCCGAGCGTGTGATGTCCGGGGACGCGGTGCCCGTCTCTGGCGAAGTGCCCGAACTCGACAGGCACGGCGTGTGGGGCATCGTTGACGACGCGGCCGACAGCTCTGCGAGACGATCCGTTTCGGCGTGTCTTCACAGTTGCCGTGACAGCCTCGACCCTGTACGCGTCGGTGAGTACGCGGTCCCTTTTCGGGGCCGCTGCTGCCGCCGCCGCACGCAGCGATTCGGCTTCGCTGACCATTGCTTCACTGATCGACGCGGACTGTAGAAGTGCCTCGATCGAGGCCGAGCTGACCACGAACTTGACTGCCACGTGTCACCTCCGAGAGATCACGACAGCCGTGCCGCGCGGCCACGGCGAGGATGGCTCCTCAACCCTCCACGTCCCACCGAGAGGATGCTCAGCCGGAACACGGATGGCATCCCCGACGCTCAGCGCTATCCCCCTCGGGAGGTAGAGTGTCGCGGTCTCGTCGGCCCGCTCAGAGGCTGCCTGATCGAGCAAGCCCGGCACAGTGAACTGCCCCGGCGCGATCAGACACCCCCCGATGAGGCGCGGCTTCGATTCCTCGACGAGGTAGCCGTCCCCGTCACGATGGACTGTCCCTTCTACCTGAATCGGGGTCTTCCATTCCTCCATCACGTCAGGCCCCTCCCATCACCCAGACATGCCCGGCGCGGCGCGGGCGGTACGCATCCGCGAGCGCCTGGTCGTCTGGGGAAAGGATGGCTTGTCCGCCCACTGCCCATGTCGCGTACTGGCGGGACTGCGTGAACGGTCCCGTCGTCTCGGTCATTTGGGTTGCCCCTTGAGCGGCGGCGTCGGGAATGAGGAGGATACGTCGCACGCTGTCTGCGAGCTGTAGTCGAACCGCTGCGGGGACCTCGGAGAGGCCCGCCTCGTAGGTGACGACCACGAACTCGTTCGCGGGTGCGCCGACTTGGATAAAGCCGTGCCTGACGTTGTAGGGGATCGCCTGCCCGTCGTCTGTCGTGACAGCCTCGACGGAGACGAGCGGCGCCCGTGTTGGGACGACTCGTCCACCCGCGTCGACCTTCAGGCGGTGCGTGTACTGCTCGACGGTGAATGTCTGGCGTGCGCGCGCCTTGAAGGCCTCGGCGAGCTTGTCAGCGATGAACGTTGCCCGCGCCGACTCCGAGTCTGTGAGGGGACGGCCGAGAGCGGCCTCGATGTCCTCGACAGTTACCAGCGGAACAGGCATCGTCCCCCCCTACTTCTTGGACTTCTTCGAAGTCTCCTCAGCAGTGTCGCCTTCGTCGGCCGGCATGTCTTCACTGGAAGGCGAGGCCTCATCGGAGGTGATCTCCTTGAGGATGCCTGCCGTGATCATTGCCGTGGCGACCTCGTCCGCGAGCTCGAACGTGATTCCGTTTTCTCCCTTGACCTGCATCATGCCGCCTTGAAGACCTGGATCGCCTTCGGGCGCAGAACCGCGCCGCCGTAGACGTGCCGACCGCGCCCGCGCCCGCCCCGGGGGTGCCCCGCGCGCGCCCCCCC